ATCGGCTTCTAAACCAATACCAAATTGTTGGGCTGCTAATTGTCTTTGTATGTCGGATTCGGCAGCTCTTTGTGCTTGTTCGAAACCAGCTTGTCTTAATTGTGCTGCGGTTCTAGCTGCTTGTTCGGCAAATGGTCGAGCAGCTTCTGCTTCTAAGATCGCACTTCTTGAACCACCAAATGCACCTGCACGAATGGCTTGTTCTTGCGCTCTTTGTTGAGCAATGTCTTGTTGTCTTTGTATATCACCAAGGGCAACATCAACCACTTGTTGTTCAAATGGTGAACGATAAGCACCAATGTCGGCCTGTAATAATGATGGTACTTGCAATTGTCTTGGTGCGCCTATTTGTGCTGCTTGTGGTCCTCTAATTCTTTCTATTTGTGCAACACCTGGACCACCAACTTGCCCTATTTGAGCAAAGCCTGGTTGCCCTACTGGACCGATCTGAGCTGATACTGGTTGTGGCACGGTGCTAATTTGTGCTGCTTGACCACCAACTTGTGCTATTTGTGGTGTTGGTGCTTGCATTAATTGTTGTCTTTGAGCAAATGGATCAAATGCTTGCGCTCTGCCAAACTGTTGTCTTTGGGCCTCAAATGCTCTTAATTCGTCTGGTGCAAAACCAGCTACTTGTGGTCCTGTATAAGGTATAAATGGTTGTTGAGCAATATTTCTAGCTTGGCTGTATATATCCCTATACATCTGTTGCTGAAATTCTGGTACTATTGCTTGTGTTGTTGTTGATCCTTTACTCATAAGTCTTTTCTAATTAAATATTCTGGCTCAAAACCTAATCCTTTTAGCTTTCTCAACCAACCTTTACGGCCACCGCCATAAAGTCTTTTTACTTGCGCTCTACGAGCGAAATCTTCTATATATGGTAACATTTCTGCGAGTTCTTCGTACTTACCACCACAGAACAATAAGTTCAAAGCTCTGTATTGTGGGAATACAACAAACTCTGTAATCATGGCTGATTTCTTACCAGGCCATAAATGAAATATTCCTTGTCTTATTTTATCCTCTATGTCGTCTATTGTATAGCCGTCTTGGTGTTTTACGGCTTTCTCAATCCAAGGTTTACAACGTTCCCATTGTATTTCCCATTCTTGTTGCGACTGGGATTGTCTGTCTAATTTTTTAATCGCCTCTTGCATATTCAACGATGCTCATGTGAATATCTAAATTACCAGCATGATTGCCTTGTACTTTTATTATTTCGTCTGAATGAATAATAATTGGTCGTTCTAAAAGTTCTGTTGTGCTATTAGCACTAATAACTTTGCCACTAAATAAATTAAAGGTATCAGAACCATGCGTATTGGTAACGTCTATTTGTGTTTGTTGTCCTTGATGTTCACAAACCAAAAATGATTGAATAACTGAAAAACTAAAATCATCACCAGAGGGTGAGGTGTAAACCGTGTAATCAGTATTGGCTAATGTGATATTAATATGCACATTTTCAGCTCTTTGTATGTATTGTCTTTGCGATGATAGATCCATTATCTACGTCCTCTCGCACGAGCATCTACTCGTATTTGTCCGACTTGGAAATCTTGCGTGGTTGAACCTGTGACTTTCATCTTAACTTGACGTGCGTTAAAGCGTGCGTCGGTATAACCATCGTTCTCAAAAGTGAATGAACCAAAGTCTGTTTCAGATCCTAATGGGGTAAATTTACCAGTAAATGAAATGGTAACGCCTGGTAAGACGTTGGCTTCTTCATCGGGTATGATTTGATTGACTTGAGCAATTCTATCGCCTTGTCCGATTTCTATTGGTCCAGACTGACAGAAAGGTGATAAACCATTTAAGTTAGGTGATTTAGCTAAAGTTGTGCTTTCGTGTTCGTAGATAAAGCCAGACGAATCACCAGAGATAGGAAAATCAAATACGCCTTGGTCGATCCAACAACCACGATCTAATTCACCGATTGACCATACGTTTTGTGCGTAGTTCCATATAACATATTTGTTTGGTGTGTATTGTCCTTCGCCAGATGGGAAACCCCACCATATTTCATTGAAGTTTGAATTGTGTCCACCCCAACTTGCAGCTCTGCCTTCAACGTTTAAGTTATCAAAAACGTAATCATGCACATCGCATTGTATTTCTCTAACTTGTCCATCGTAAATAAAGAATGAGTTTTCTCCCATCCATGCTAGGAAATTACCAGTTGGGACAATGACTCTACGACCAACGGCTTTACAGTTTGTCCCAGCATCAGCGATGGAATAAACAAATGGGCTGCCAGCGTAATACATACGGCTGATACCTGTATCACTAAAAACAATAACATCTGTACCAAACTTAACGGCATACAAAGCACGTCCGCCCGTTGGTATTTGTAAATCACCAGCAGTATTACGAGCTAGTGGTGTCCAGTTGGTGCGATCTTCTCTATTCGACCAAGCAATCTTTCTTGGATCATCGCTAGAACCAATGGTTACTAAATGTCTTTCGTTGGTAACTAAAACGGCTTGGTTGCCTGTGGGTGCGTTGGTTACTGCGGTAGCAATAGTATCTGGTGTGCCACCTGCTGAATCGGGCGACCATTTATAAACTTTACCATCACCAGAAAAACAAAAGATTAAATCCTCTCCCCAGTTATCAAAAGAAAAATGCCCTGTATCAAGCGGTAAGCCAGATTGCGAACGTGCGTCGCCGTAATCTTCAACACCCCAGTTATATGCACCATAACCTAAAGGATCGTTAGCAGCATCATTGACGAAACCTACAGGGGTAATATCGGTCCAGGTATTGTCGTACAGCACATAAACTTTTTCTCTTGTGCCGACAGCAAGAACAGCATTACCAGCATTATCGGAATAAGCGTGCATCCCGATAGGTTCACCATCGAGAGCTGTGGCTTTTAATTTAGACCAGCCACCTATAGGTTTTAGGTAGCCATTTTCAAAACGAACTAAGTTTCCATCAACCCAACGGCCTTTATTGGAATAATTCGTGCCGTTGGTGACAATTCCTGCTGGTGGGGTGATAGAAACTAATGCCATACATTTATTTTACTTCTTTAAGTTTAAAGCAAGTAGATCAATATATTTTTTAACTTTTGCTACCCACTCGTCGTCTTTAACGTTTGGTGTTAAAGCCGATACGATAGATGCAATAGCAATAACATGTACTGCTATTTGTACGATACTAATAATTAAATCCATATTAACTTCCTATTACGCCATGTACCACAGAAGGGTTTTTTAATTCTGCGATCTGACCATCAATGTTATCTTTATATTCTTGCACCTGATCTGCGCCTAAAGCCGATTCAACCCAGCCTTGTACATCAGATACAGTTACACTATCGTAAGAGATGAAACCAGACAAGTCTGATACATCTAAACCTACAGATCCATAAACTCCTGCTGAGTATGGATTGCCTTCAGCATCGACTTCAGAGTCAACGCCATTTAATCGCCAATGAACATTAAAAATTACTTTGTTTTGTCCATCGTGTTCTGGGTAGTAATCTACGTTAGATACGTCCCATTCATAAGAAACTGCCATTATTACTGTCCTCCTTTTAATAGCTCTATTTTATCCACAATACAGTACGCAAGATACCAATTTAACTCCAGTATCTGAATTACCTATTGTGACTTTTCCTATTGTTTTACTTCTAATAATATCGTCTGATTGTACTTTAGCAGTACCATCGCCATTTGATTCTAATAAGTCACCACCACTACAAGCACCAGTTACTTTAACTGAACCAATACCAACGGAAGCAACGACTGGTTTGTCATTCTCGTCAAACTTAGATAATACACCATAGACACGAGCATCACCCTCTACATCAGAAACTTTAATCTTTGCGTGGTCTGCTCTGGTTTGCCCTGCTTTAGAACCAGTAGTATAAGTGTCTAATTCATCTATAGTTGAAACAACAGTACCAACTTCAATATCTGTTGATATGCCTGATGATTCATGTGTGCCTGAAAAACCATTATAAGATACTGTAGCACCTGAAACAGAAATTGTACCTTCTTGTGAACCTGCTTGTCTAAAACTAACCAAATCTCCATCATTTGTTTGCCTACCTATATATAAAGCAGTATTGCCAGCTCTAAAATGTACTGCTGCACCTGCGGGTGTTAAATAATGTCCTGTATCGGAAGAACTACCAACATCAATATCAGAAGTAGTGCCGATTAAAACGTCGCCGTCGCTATCAATACGCATCTGTTCTGAGCCATTTGTATGGAAAGCCATCAAGTTGCCTGTATGTTGATATTGCACACGACCACTTGTATCGGAATCTGTATCACCAAATAATAAATTTCCTGTTCCAGTTGTGCTTGTTTGTATAAGTGCAGAAATGCCACCAGAAGTATTTGATACTGTTAGTGCTTGACTAGGACTACTTGTACCAATACCTACGTTGCCTGAAGAATCAATCCTCATGCGTTCTGTCACGTCAGTAGGGTCTGTATCACCATTTGTTCTTGTTGCAAAAACTAAATTACCACTAGAACCTGGATAGCCTGTGTTTTTTCCATAAATAGCTGCACAATATGAAGCACTGGATGAAACATCTCTCCACGCAGAAAAGGCTATACCCCCCATAATATCAGCAGTTGTGCTGCTAACACGATACTGGTTTTTAAAAGTTAATAAAGAACCATCCACATCAGAGTCATCTTGCATAGTTAGCAGAGTGTCTGGACTGGTTGTACCGATACCTACGTTACCTGATGAATCGATTCTCATGTGTTCTGTTGTGTCATGTTTGAACAGAGTGTTTGTCCCATCGTGTTGCAAAATAAATGATGTACCACCACCAGAAATATCATCCATTTCTAAGGTTGGTAAATAAGAATGTATGACTACACCACCTGAGCCATCGCTTGTTGTGTCTGTAATATCTAATGGTCTGTCTGGACTTGTAGTACCGATACCCCAGTTTTGTGTGCCTATAACACCTACTGAAGTGCCATCTTTTCTTATATCTATAACAGTACCATCTGAGGTATTCCTATTAACTAATAAAGGCAAGTTGCCATCTCTGGAAGCAGACAATAAACCAAATGGACCATCTATTCTTATACCTTGTGTTGTATTATCTTCTGCTGTTTTGCCAACCAATAACTCCCCACCTGATGTAACCCTCATGCGTTCTGAACCATTTGTAAAGAACTGCTGTTGCCCATAATTAAGATGTAAAGAATCACTTAGACTAGCACTATTCTCTTGTGCTAATTGGAATTTAAGCCTACCTTGACCACCTACTCCTGCATATTGAGCATCTATTAATGCTCTAACACCAGCAGCATTTGTTGAAGTATCTTGTCCTTCAAATTCTATCTTACCTATTGTTTGTCCTGCTGTTGCTGTTGTGTCGGTATTTTCTATTCTGATTGCTGGGTCGGCTGCTGCTGAAATATGCAATAGTTGGTCTGGACTTGTAGTGCCAATACCTACTCTGTTGTTAGTTGAATCAACTTTGAGGGTTGAAGTATCAAAGGTAGCATCACCTGAAACTGTTAGGCTTGATAATGTACCGACTGAGGTTACATTTGGTTGGGCTGCGGTTGCAAGTGTTCCTGTAATAGAAGTGTTTGCTGTTAGGGTTGTAAATGTCCCTGCTGCGGGAGTTGTCCCACCAATGACGGAACTATCAATAACTGCACCATCTAGGTTGATAGCGACCGATGTTCCTGTTGCGGAAAAGATCGCATCGACATCATCTAAGTTGTCATTAAGTTTTGTTCCCCAGGTATCGGTTGATGCACCGACCTCTGGCTTTGTTAAGTTAAGATTTGTTGTAAATGTATCTGCCATAATTACCTATTTTGTTGTTCCGTCCAAGATGT